ATGGCCCTCGTCGAACTTCACCCGGACGCTAAGGCGGATCTACGAGAGCTGGCCAAGACCGAGCCTGATTTCGTGAAGAAGTTGCTGGCCCTTATTCAGCAACTGAACTGTGACGCAAAGTTGCGCGACCGCCTTCTGGAGCACGGCTATGGGCAATCTGACATTGACGTTATCAACGTTAAGAAGTGGCTCAGACTCTTCAAGACAGGAAAGGACCTTTGGCGCTTCAAACCGCTTGGCCTCGGCCAGGTTGGGTTAGGCCACCGGGTGTTCTACGCCTTTCACTGGCGTAGCGGTTGCTTCTATGTCTTGGCCATCTCGCACCGAAACTTGGTAGATTATGATTCCCCTGCTCATCCTCTCGCTCAACGTATCCGGCGGGCTTACGACAGCCTGTAACGACGTGGATCGATTTGCGAGCTACGGCGCTAAGACGTTCGTGGTCGGCGAATCGGCCGAGCTGTGCGCGCAAACATCGAGCGTCGATGACTTCATCGCAGAACTCGAGCAAGACTTCGGCGAAGATTTTCTTGCCGACGGTCGCAAGTGGGTTGCGGAATCCTTCTATGGTGACGAACCACAGTCAATTGCAAAGCTTCGGTTGAGCAAGGGATGGTCGCAAGCTCAGCTAGCCAATGAGGTTGGCACTACACAAGCCCAGATATCTAAGATCGAGCGCGGCATACAAAACGTCGGGATTGACACCATTAGGCAGCTCGCGATTGCGTTGGAAGTGGAGCCTGCGGAAGTCTTCAACCTTATATATGCCCAACGATCGGTTGCCACATAACATGTCACAAAACGCAGGTCGTCGATTGTATGTTCTTTGGGCTGATGATATTTCAAAAGGCCCCAACGACAAGGTCAATTTGATTGGTATTTATGGTACGGAGATGCGGCTTCCTGAGCCGACCACTATCTCCCAACTGTATGCCTTTGTCGAGATATCTACTCCGCTCTCTCGGCCATTCAAGACTATCAGTTTGTCAGTCAGGGCTACCAAAGAGACTTCCGGAACCGACGAAGAGCCCCAAAAGAGTGACAAAGAAATCTTGGTTGATTTTAATGTCCCGGCCACCGCACTTGGCCAAGTCCTAGAGGCTGCTGAACAAGGTGATCTCGATGGCATACATCCGGAAGGAACGAGCGTCCGCACCGCTATGCGTATTGGGCTCCCGATTTCGGGTGTTAAAGTAATCGATCACCGCTTTCTGTCTGTTCGAGCGGAAACCGAGGAAGGCCCAATGGTCAGCGAGGTTCTCCTCATGAAAGTGGCGCAACCAGCACGAACCGACGCTAAACAGGAGTAGTTCAGGGATGGAATGAGAGGCGCGAAGCTTATCCAGCAAGCCTCCCGCTCGCTGCTGTAGCAAATTTGTACCAGATAAAATAGCCCGCTTGCAGCGGGCTTTTTTGCTCCTGAGCGCCACGACACTGATTGCTATTGCGCGCCTTGTCACTTAGGCGCTGCGACCATATCGTCGACCGGGTACAGCTGGAGCATCTCGCGTGCGGCGTCGATGTTCTTTGTATGCAGCCACTCGTCGTAATCGCTAGGTCGCAAAATCACCACCGATCGCTTCTCGTTATTCGGCTTGTGCATGCGCCCCATCACCAGATGGCCGTCCGCATTGACGGTAAGCATGGCCATCCCGATCAGCGCTCGGCTGTCCGCATCCTCGTACCGCTTCCAGATGCCGGCGACGCAGTACGGCTGCCAGCCGGTCAGGCCAATCCGATGCCAAACGTTCCGGCCGGTCTCGTAGCACGGCTCGTAAATCCACGCTGCAGGTATGAGGCATCGCTGCCCGTCTCGCCAAGCTTTGCCATAGAGACGCGACGAGCCGACCGTTTCCGATCTAGCGTTCACCGTGTCAAACGGTCGTTTCTTCCGCCCGTTCTCGTCTCGTCGCTCGGGCTGCATGAATTTCGGCCAGAAGCCGAACACCGCCCTGACCGCCTCAGCATCGCCATCCGCCGCGCAAACGATCGGCGCAGCATAGTCCGGGTAGACGTCCTGATCCCACGGGTCGCGCCTGTACAGGTCACTGATCCCAAGCTTCAGCTCGCTGATGCCCGGATCTTCGGTTGGCGCTCGGTAGTTTGTGCACACGGCCCGCCCCCAATTTTGAGACTTGACGCGATCATCTTACCGCGCGATAACACTGTACATTCATACAGCATTATCCGCGCATCATGATCTTGCCCCCATTCGAACCGCCGCAGTTTGACACGATGTCGAAATGGTGGAGCGCGTGCACATACGCCGACGTTCATCGTCTCATTCTCGAGGTGTTACACCTGCGGATGACTCTCCGCGAGGTGAGCGAACTTGCCGGTGATGCTGCACGCATGATCGCGTACCTCGAGCAGGCCGACACGCTGAAGTACAGTGCACCGCTGCGCCGATTGAAGATCAAGGTCGAGAAGGAAATTACGCGCGCCGGCAGGATGGGCAGTCCCCGTGAGCCGATCGCACCGTTCTCCGACGAGTGGCGCGCACGCGAGGCCGTGAGATTCAAGCTCCGCGACGCCCCCGACGAGCCCGACCCCGGCTCGGACAAGGCAACCAAGCTGCCCGACTTTCAGCACCTGACCTGGACGGATCTGCGCGACGCGTGGAGCGCAACCAACTACCGGGGAAAGGGACCGCTGACGCTCGAGCAGCGCTTCGTACTCGAGGTTGTCCATATGCGTCGCGCACTGCGACGTATGGACAAACTGGTCAGCGCGGCCAAGCTGGAGCTGAAGCAAAGCGGCGCTCCCGACTCGTTCGCACTAGACCAGCTCCGCCGAATGATCGACGTCACGCGCTTCGATTGACACAAATTGACGAACGGCGCGCCCGCCAACGAGAGACCGCTCCGTCGAAAATGGTATCTTCGTACGAAAATCACATTCACGAGAGGGCCAATGGCGAAGCGAGCCATGATCTGCGTCGGCGACACGACGACGCATGGCGGACGTGTGCTGGAGGGCAGCGCGACCGCCACCATTGACGGGAAACCCATTGCGGGCGTCGGGCACAAGGTACTTTGCCCGCAGTGCAAGGGCGTCTTTCCGATCCTGCCGGACGCCGGCCGGCGCTACCCACATCAAATCGCGGGCCGCGACACCGCTGTCGAAGGCATGAAGACCGCATGCGGGGCGACGCTGATCGCCTCTCAATCGTCCGCATCGCTCGACGATGTCGGAGCTGGAGAAGCGACAACAGGCGGTGCGGTCGCAGTTGCAGCAGCGGCGCTCGCCCCGTCACCGACGCTCTGCCTCGAATGCCTAAAGGCGGCGGCCGAGAATGCCGCGACGATGATCGCGCGCGGGTAGTTCCATGACCGACACCACGATCGAAGCATTCTTCGCCAAGCGTCAACAGCAGTTGACCATGCAAGTACACCTGTACGCCCTCGTCGACGGCCTCCTATACGCCGACGCAGCCGACGCGTCACCGCTTCAGCGATCGCAGTCGGCAGTTGCGCTGTTCGACGGCACGCCGGACGCGTCACTGGCCGATGCGGGGCCGTGGCTGATCGACTACGGACGGGGGTCCGGCGCGATCCGCCAGACACTATCCACCATGGCAAGCGGCTCCACGGGCGTGTCCTGGCTGATCAGCGCATATCCAATCGAATCTCTCGCCGACGAACTGCGCCACCGGCTCGACGTGCGGCTTCCGGATGGGCGCACCGCCCTCCTCCGGTTCTACGACGCCCGCATCATGGCCGACATGGCGTCGCTGATGGAATTCACGCAACGCATGCAGTTCTTCGTCGCGACATTCGACTGGCTCGTCGAAGTGAATGGGAAATTGAAGGGAGTGCATCCGCATGCTTGAGTTGACAAGCGAACAGGTCGCCGGCCTTGCCGAGATCGACGCCCGCGGATATGTCGACGGCGTCAGGCGGGATCTCGTCAAAGGAGACGCGAGGCTGGCCGACGATGGCACGCTACCGACGCGCCTCTGGAACGCATACATTGCCGCGCGACAACTCGGCATTCAATCGGACGACAACGTCGAGGCGTTTCTCCGGATCGAAGCATACGCACCGAGCTTCTACATGAAGCCGGCGACGCGGGCATGGTTCACCCGCCCCGGCCGATCGCCGGACGAACGCTTTCACGACTACTTTCGCGTCATGAAATGGCGCATCGAACACCCCGAATACAACGGAGGACTTGAGAATGGCAGCAACGCTTCCACTGCTGAAAGGAGTAATAGAAGAGCTTGGGCCGGTGTTGGTGCGCGCTGGCGCAGCCTTGTTGGGTGGGGCAGCAGTGGCGGGGACAGCCAGCCTGTCTAGTGACACGACGAAGGACGAGAGCAAAGCCAAGACCGACGCGAAAGCGGTGCCGCGTACAGGAGAAAAATGCAAGAAATGTCCGCCGGAGGAAACTGGCTTTGCGGAAAACAAAAATCACCACATGTCGGCGCGCTCCCGCAAGTATCAAGGCCGAATAACTGGGCGACCGTATAGCGTCGAGGAAGGATGGAGCGAAGAGTGGGAGTGGCTTGGAACAGACTTCGATGGTTTCGTGCCAGCGGAGTGCCTATTGCAAGAAGCCAAGGCCCATTATGCACAGTTCCTCAGGCGCAACGACGAAGGCGAACTCAAGGCAAAAAAATGGTTCGAGGGGTACGAAACCTTGTTCAGCACGCTGGAAAAACAAGCGAAGAAGGTAAAACTAAACCCGCCCAGCCGCTTGAAGTGGTACTTCGAAGAGGCCGAATTGCGAGAGTACATGCTTCCAGCGCTGATCGAGAATCAAGTAGCATCCGTCTGGCAACCGTAACCCACGACGATCATGGACATCAGACTCAAATTTAGGGATGACTCACTCGAGCCGACGAACTTCGGGGAAGTCCTGTCACGCATTCAGATCGTGACCGCTGAACTAGCCGCGATCGATCCGACGCTCAATCGCTGGTATGCGCGGGGAAAAAGCCGCGATGAGGCACTGCTATATCAGGCGTTCGAAGACGGGGCACCATCTACCGCTATCCTCGCGGTGCTAAAGCACAAATTTGCAGATGATCCGAATACGACATATGTCGCTTTGTGGGACGGAAATGACGACGACGATCGCGGAGCAACCCTCGCATGCCATCTCAACGAGCCGGGCCTTACCAACACATTCGAACTATCGCTGTCCGACAAATCGATTCTTGGCAATCTTGACTCAGTCATAAGAATCGTTCGAGCTGCAGTCATCGCATTCAAACCCGCATACGTCGCCGTCGCGCCGAGAAGCTACGCGGCACGTCAGGTGTTCGATGACAAGCCGGGCGTCGGCTGGATGATCTACTTGCCAACCGTGATCACGCAGCAGCAGGTTCCGGAGGCACGTGAAATTGTTCCAATCCCGGAGACCGGCAAGGCGCAGACCGGCACTGTCATTGTCAGCACTACAGACGCCCCGTTCTCGATGAAGAATCCCGAGCACGTCGAAACGGCAAATCGGATCGAGATCCGTCTCGTCGAGCAAGATCTCCTCCCCACCTTCAAAGATCTGTAAGCGCGATTCCGGCTCGATAGACCGCGCCGGAATCCTCGGTTAGAACAGCCCCACGGGCTGCGCCGCGTCATCCCAACTGAAAATGATCAGTTCGTTCCGCTCGACGCCCCTCCCACCTCCGACCGTGTACTGAATCGGCACGGTCTCGATGTGAAACCCGTCGAATACGTGCCGAATGTCCGGATGATCGTTCAGGCTCACGATTGCCCGCCCCTTGAGCGAGCGCAGCCGCACGGCCATCTTCTCGTATTCCTCGAACGGGAACGCCACGCCATACCCCTCCGTCTCGTAGTACGGCGGATCCAGATAGAACAGCGTGTGCGGCCGATCGTAACGATCGATGCACGTGGCCCAATCCAAACGCTCCACGAACGTGTTAGCGAGCCGAAGGTGCGCCGCTGACAATTCCTCCTCGATGCGCAACAGATTCAGACCGGGCGGCGTTGTCGTCGCCGTGCCAAATGACTGCCCTTCCAGCTTCGCCCCAAAGCAACTTTTCTGCAGGTAGTAAAACCGTGCCGCACGCTGGATATCGGTGAGGGTTTCCGGGACCGTTTGCTTCAGCCACTCGAACACTTGCCGGCTCGTGAGCGCCCATTTGAACTGCCGCACGAACTCTTCCAGGTGGTGCTGCACGACACGGTACAGGTTGATCAGCTCGCCGTTGACGTCATTGATCACCTCGACCTTTGCCGGCGGGCGCAGAAAGTACAACGCCGCCCCACCCGCGAACACTTCGACATAGCAGTCGTGCGCCGGAAAACGCGGGATGAGATGGTCAGCGAGGCGGCGCTTGCCGCCGATCCACGGAATAATCGGATTTGCCATTGTGAAAGCCGTTATAAAACTTGGTGTAGAATCCGGCCCGCCTACCGGTAGGTAGCAGGGCCTTGGCCGATTCACTGGCACAGACAGTGGAAAGGCGACCGGCGAGCGTGTTCGCGCACGCCCGCCGGTCGCCCTGTTTCTCTCGAGGCCGTCCGGCCTCGCATGCCGCGCTATCGCGGCGGATCCGCTTGCGCGTCGCTCGTCAGCGCGTCGTAGCTGCGTTCGCACTGCTGGCCGGCGATGCCTCGCTCGTCAGCGATCGTTGCCAGCTCTCCCGCTCGCGCATCAGCCCGGCCGAGCACGTCGGCGAGCAGATCGAGGGCGTCGCCGGCTGACGAGCCTCCGGCCGAAGTGGCGGAACGGCGAATACCGGCGACGAGCGCGGCGACCTGTCTGCGCAGGCCGTCAGCAGCAGAAGCAGCAGCAGCGGCATCAACGCGCGCCTGATCACGTTCTTTCGCAGCATGGGTTGCGATCTCCTGTTGTGCCGCCGATTGGCGGCGAAATTCGTCACGCTCGGCCTTCAGGTCATCGATCTGCTGCACCTGATCTGCGACCGTTGCGGATTGATCAGCGTCCCGATACCCCTTGAAATAGCCGCCGGCCGAGCCGGCGACGACGCCAGCGATCACGACCAGCCAGATACGCGGATCGATCCAGCTCATGCGACCTCCCCGCCGGCTGCCTGATAAGCCGCCAGCAGATGCTCGATCTGGTTTTCATGTTGACCGTATCCGGCACCCGGCAAGCTGGCCCACACGTTCGACACCTTCGCGACCGCCTCGCGAAATCGCCCGGCATCGATCAGCGGCAGCGCACCGTGCTCGCGCAGCTGCTGCAGCGCGTATCGATCCTGCGAGACCGGCCCGAAGTCCACAAGCTTCATCTGCGCCTGATAGATGCGCCACCAGCGATTGAGGATCTGATAGCGACCGGCCGCCGTCGACGGCACCGAGATCTGCCGGTTCAGCACGTTCGGATGCGCGGCATAGCTCGTGAACAGCAGCGGTCGCGACGGCGTCGAGCCGACCAGCACGTTGTAACCGTCGTCCGACTTCGCGAGCAGCGCCGAGCCAATTTCGCTCACTGCGATCATGTCGAGGAACGCGACGCGGTTCTTGCCGCCAGCCGCGGCGATGTCGATTCGTGCCATCGTCACTTCTCCCCGAACAGGCGCTTCGCGTTCCGACGCAGCAGCACCTCCAGATACTGCGATCCGATGATGCCGAGCGCGCTCCCGAGGCCGAGCAGCGCGATCGGCGGCAGATCCGGGATCTGCAGCAGCGCGATACCGGCAACCATCGACGTCGCCGAGCCCAACATTGCCCGGCCGGCAACGAGCCGAAATGTCAGTTGCTCTCCACCGACCAGCACCTTCGCGATACCAATCAGTCCGCCCATGACGATCAGCTCCAAGATCGTCTTTTCGTGGTCTTGCATCCCACCCCCGTTGAAAAAAAAGAAAAGCCGCCCGAGTTGCCTCGAGGCGGCTGCAAAAAACGACCTGCACGCGCTCTACTTTTGCGGTGCCGGCACAACCAGATCGATCTTCTTCTTCGGCTTCTTGCCGTGACCGGCCTTCGCCTTCCCCTTGTTGCCCGCGTTCAGCTCGACCGACGTCTCCCAACTGCGGCCGGCGTACGTGTGCTTCACCGACTCGACCAGAAACTCGCCGTCGGCCTCCTGCTTGAAGCCTTTCAGCCTCACCGACTTCTCGGCCGCGATATCCGTCCGGCCGCGCATGCGCAGGACGCTCTTCGCGGTATGCCGGTTCAGCTTCTCGAGGCGGGATTTCGCCGCCGCCTTCGCGGCCTCCGGACTGGCGTACGAATGGCGCTCGGTATGAACGGCTGCAGCACCTGGCGGCGCATCCGGATTCGGAATCGTGAGGTCAATCTTCTTCCCGGTCTTCGCGTTGTGCACCTTCGCCCGCACCGCGACGAAGCTCGCCCGGTCCGGAAACGTGATCTCGTAATCGGCGAGATCCGCCGGCGTCAGCTCGATCGACGGCAGCGTCTTGCCGCTCGCGCTCTTGCCGCCGCCGATCGGCCCGACGATCAGCTTGCCCGCCTTCACCGTCGCGGTCGCACCGTACTGCCTCGCGATGCGCGTGATGAAGTGCAGGTCGCTTTCGCCGAACTGATCCGCACGCGGCACGACGGCCTCGACCGAACACGCGGCCGCCCACTTGTTGCGACGCGCGACGTCGCCGACGATGTCGGCCAGCTTGACGTTCGTCCAGCCGCCGTAGCGATGCGTCTTTGACGTCGCCCGCATGTTCGCCGGCTTACCGCGAATGACCATCGTTGCCGGCGGTCCGCGCAGCACGATCTCGTCGATCGCGTACTCGCCGAGCATCGACAAGCCCTGCCCCTCCCAACCGAGTGACACCTTCAGCGTTGCGCCTTTCGGCGGAAATCGCACCTTGCCGTCGCGGTCGTCCAGCTCGATCTCGCAATCGTCCGCCTCGAGGCCGGGTTTGTCGGTCGTCTGGATCCGCAGCACGCGGTCCTGAATCACGCGCGTGATATCGTCGCCGTTCGCGACGATCTGGAAAATAGCTCGCATTGCCCCTCCCTCACGACCACAACTGGATCGGCTCGTCGCGCGGCACCTCAAGGTCCGGCATCACGATCAGCACACCGGATCTGAACGGCTGCGCCTCTCGCGCCAGCCCCGGATTCGCGTCGTAGACTGCCTCGACGGTGCCGGACAGCGTTCCGTAATGCTGGTAGCAGAGCGTGTCGAGCACGTCCCCGTCAGAGGTTCTGAGCGTCTTCGCCATAGCGGACAAACTCCAGACTGTAGGTTTGTTTGCGAGGCGCACCATCCGACATGATCGCCTCCTGTTCCTCGTCGACGCCCTGCAGATACCAGCGGCCGAGCACGTCGCCCGTGCCGGCCGTGAGCAGCACCGGCTTCATCTTCGCGCCGATCGCGCGCAGCGTTTCGACCTGTCGAAATCCTGCGCCGAGCGCCGGAAACACGACGCCGGACAGCGTGATCGTCTCGCCCCCTTGGCTCACCGCTTGCGCTGCCTCCTCACGGTTCAGGCGCTCTTGCGACGCGACCTTGTAACGGGTCGAGCGCCGCAGCTTGTCGAACGCCGCAGTCGACAAGCCGAAATGGAACGAGACGCCGTCATCCACCGACAGCGTCAGCAGATGAGGGGTAGAAGACTTTGCGCCATCAAACAGGCCAGAGAAAACCGAGCCGAGACCGGCCGTCTTCGCAAACGACTTCAGCGCCCCCATCGTCTTCTCGCCGACCAACGCAGTGAACTGCGTCTGCACGCCCTTCAACGCACCCATGACGCTCTTTGCAGCCGACCGGATCAGGGGGTGATTCAGCGCTCCCACCATCTTGAGCACGTTGTTCACTGCCGCGCCCGTCGCCGAAAAACTGCGCAGCACAGTGCCGATCTTCGGACTCAGGTCGCCGGCCACGGACAGCAAACTGGTGGCGCCTGACAGCAGCTCCGCCGCCGACTTGAGGTTTCCCGTGGCCAGCTTCGTCAACACCTCGACGGTGTTCCGACTCGCTGCACGGTTCCGGTCGAACACGCGAACCACCTGACGCACGCGCTCGGACGCGATGCTCGCCTGCGTCGCCGCCTTCGTCACGCTCGATACAAAATCCATGCGATTTCCTCCTTACAAATGCGGCGCGTCGAACATCGCCGACCGATTGCTTTTCTCAAGCGACTCCGACATGGCCCGCTGGAGCTGCGGATTGAGCTGCGCGAGCAGCTTGTCCGCGATCTGAGCGTCGGCAACGCCTTCCACCTTGACGTTGAATGTCGGCGAGAACTGATTCTGCTGTTCCACCTTGAACGGCCGGGCCTGCGGCGAATCCGGATTCGCCGCCGACGCCGCCTTCGCTGCCGCCTTGGCTGCGTCGCTCTCCTCGTCCTTCTTCCCCATCGTCCACCGCGCGAGGGTGGCAAATAATTTTTGCCCGGCGAACGTACCGATTGCACCGCCCACGACACCGCCAACCGCTGCGCCGATCGGACCACCGGCGAACATACCGATCCCCGCGCCGAGCTTCGCGCCCGCAAAACCGCCGGCCAGACTGCCACCGATGCCCGCGAACCCCTCGACCTTGTGCGCGGTCGTGTCGTCGCCCTGCGCAACCGCGTATGCGTTCTTCGCGGCAAGTCCGATCTTCAGCAGCGTGGCGGCAATGGCGATCTTCCCAGCGTACGGCGCAATGCGTCCGGCGACGCGACGTAGCGCCGCGAGTGCTCGCCCCCACCGGCCACGCGGAGGAGGAGGTGGCGGACCCGGCGGCCCGCCCCCAGGACCACCTCCGGGACCGCCACCGCCAAAATCTCCCGGGCCACCCGCCCCTCCGCCACCCGGGAAGTTGACGACAAACACGCGCTGGACGCCTCCGGCCGCCCCACCCAACGGATCGAACCCCGGACCACCGCCTCCGCCCCCCGCTCCGCCACCACCGGGCCGCACCCTGCTGCCCCGTGAGAGCCAGCGCCCACGCGCCATGTCGAACAGCCCTCGACCGATGTTCCACATCGCACGCGCTCCGCGATACGCAACTGCTGCGCCGATGACACCCGTCACCGCCGCAGCAGCCTTCGGTGACGAATCCGATGCGTCGTGCACCGCCTTGCCCGCCTTTATTGCCCCCTTGCCGACGAGGTCCGTGATCGGCCGCAATGAGTCGCCGATGCTGCGCATCGCGTCGTCCCACTGCTGCAGCACCTCGTTCCAGATCTGTTTCGAGGTCGCGCGACGATCATCCAGATCTTTCTGGATCTCCCCGGTGATGTCCATGCCGGTACGCTTCATCTTTTGATAGATTTCCACGCCTTGCATGTAGCCGGTGAGCGCCGCCTTGACCTGCATGTCGGTGAACAGGTCGCCGGTCTTCATCGTCTCTTCGAAGGCGCGAATCTGAGCCTGCCGCTTCGCCGGATCCAGTTCGGCATTGATCTGCTTCGCGGCAACCGCAAGCTGCTTTGCCTTCGCCGGATCGACGCGCTCGATGTATGCGCGCGCGAGCACGAACGAAGCTTCCATCGTGGACCAACCCTTGTTGATTGCCTCCTTCATCTTCGCTTGGTAGTCGATGCCGGCTTTTTTGTAGTTGTTCTCGGTCTCCCCCGAACCGATCTTCGAAAGCCAGTTCTTCAGGTTGTTGGCCGCCTCGTCAGCGTTGCCCGCCGTCTTCATCTGGACCTGCAGCATCGCGCCGAGCTGCACTACCGAATCCTGCCCCGTGATCCCGAGCTTCTTCATTTCCGCCAACAGCACCGGAAACCACCGGGCCATGTCGACAGATTCGAACGAGCCTTCTTTGCCGAGGTACGCGATCGCCTCGAGCGCCTTCATCATCGCCTTGGGATCGGTGATGTTCGCGTTCTGCTGCAGCGCCTGAATCATCTGTGCGGTCTCGACGCTCGACGCGCCCTGACCGATCGCGAACTTCGCAACGGCCGGTCCGAAGTTGAGCGCGCGATCGACGTCCATCCCGCCAGCGACCATCTGATTCACCGCATCGGCCAGCTCGTTGCGTTTCATCCCGTTCGCCAGCGCGTCGCGTCGGATCCGATCCGACATCGCGCTTTCCTGCGCTGTGCGCGCGATGCCCGCCTTGATCGCAATATCACGGATGATCGCCTGATATTGCGCGGACACGACGGCCGGAATTGCGACAGCCGCCCCGAGCTTTGCCGAGTCGGCGGCGGCATTGCGCATGCCCTCCATACCCGCATTAAACCGTTCATGCCCGCGCGCACGCAGTTCCAGCCCGCGAATCGTGCGGCCGAGTCGCGCGTACGCCCGATCGAGCCGATCCACCTCGAACCCGGCCGCACGCAGCGCGCTCAGGTTCGTTTCCAGCCTGCGCCGGATCCCTTCAGCTGCGCTATCGCCGGCCAGGTGCAGCCGGCGAAACTCGGCCTGCAGCCGAATGGTTTCGCCAATCTGCCGTTGCCACATGCCGCGCTCGGTCGCGGCTCTGCGCAACCCTGCGATCCTCGAGCTTGTATCAGCGAGCGCCCTGCCAAGCGTCGCCGACACGGCACCGCCGATCACGATGCCAAGTGAAATATCCCGTGCCATGTCGGCCTCCGCTCAATCCCTGCTCAGTCTGTTAACCACCACACCACATCGTCGAGCGTCATGTCGTCAACCGCCTGCGGCGTCGCGCTGAACTCCCGCATCATCCGTTTTGCCAGCGCCTTCACGGTCGCGATTGGAAGCCGGACGAGCGGATCGAAAGGAGCTGTACGCACGCTGCATGGCCTCGTAATCGGCCATGTCCATCGCTTCCATGTCGTCGGGAGCCACATCCGCGAGCAGCGCGAACAGGATGATTTCTTCTTGCGCGTCGTCGCCGCCCGCCTGCTTGCTCGCGGCGCGAACATCGCGCACCTTCGGGCGGCGCATCACCAGTTCGTCGCGAACCACACCGTCGAATTTGACCGGATACCGCAACTTGATCTTGGTTGTTTCCATTGTGTGCCTCAAATGAAACGGGGCGACCGCATGGCCGCCCCGTGGATGGTGAAAAAGTAACTTTGGCCGTCACGCCGGCCGGCGTCACATGCCGAGTGCCTTGCGCACGTCGGCCAACTGGTCGACTCCATCGACCACGCGGATCATGTTCAGCACGTCGAATTCATGAACCACCGCGCCGTCGATTTCCAACTTGTAGTAGCTCAACTCCACCGTGTACTTGACCTCCGATTTATCGCCGGGCTTCCAGCTGCCGGGATCGTATTCGGACAGCATCCCGCGCATGATGGCCGCCACCGCCTTCACTTTGCCCTTCGTGTCGCGGAACGCGCCACGAAACGTGCCATTGAACGCATTTCCATCGGCCAGCCCGAAGAACTTCAGCACATCGCGTTCGAGACTTCCCATCGAGAAGCTAGCTTGCAAGGCTTCCATCCCTTGATCGACCTTGATCGGGGCATCCATCCCGCCCGCGCGGTAGTCCTCGGTCTTGAGCTTCAGCTTCGGCGGATTGACTTCCGGCGAGCGGCCTGCGAAGCCGCGCCCGTCGACGTACAACGCCATGTTGTTCAGTGTTTCCGGAACCATGTGTTACCTCTTACGATTGCGTATCGAGCACTTCCGTGAGCCACTGATTCGTGACCTCGAAACGGAAGATCGGGTTTTCGGCCGGCGGGACATCGGTGAACCGGATATTCCAGTACACCTTGCCCTGCTCGAGCTGCGACGCCGAGTTGAGCTTCGGATCCGGGTAGACCTCGAAATTGATGATCGCCCCCTGCGCGCGCAAATCGCGCATGAACGCCTGCAGGCCCTCGGTCACGTCCTTCACGTACGTCGCCGTGATGCCGCGATCGACCGCCCACTTGTGGCCGGCCTGCACGGCATCCATGACGATGTCGAGCGTGCGAACGCGCGTCACGAACGACCATTTCGGATCGGCCGACAGCGTGCGGTTACCCCACAGACGAGGGCCGCCGTCGCGAATGATCGTCGTGATGAACGAGTTGTTCAGCAGGTTCGCCCGGCACGTCTCGTCGCCGTCGAGGAATTCGATCGGGCGCTTCGTGCCGCTGATCCCGGCGATCTCCTTGTTCGACGGCGACGCCCAGAAGCCGATCGCCGCGTCGGTCTGGCAGAACAGGCCGGCCGCGTATGCCGATGCCGGTGCGTCGACGTCGGCGTTCGCCGCCGTGTCCCAATACCGCACGCCGGGATCGACCATGTACAGGCGCTTGCTGCCGAAGTTCTTCGCGTACGCGATCGCGGCCTCGTCGGTCGTGTTCGGGCCGTCAATGATCGCGATCGCGCGCAGCTTCGCGGCGAGCGAATCCGCCGCCGTGGCGACCGGTTGCTTGGCCGTATGACCAGGTGCGATCAGCAGGCGCGGCTTGAGGTCGAACAGCGACTTGCCGTCGAGCAGCGCCTGCAGGCCGGTACGCGCACCGCCGGCGGTGACACCGCCGATCACCGCGGACGTCAGCTTCGCATCGTCCTGATCGGTAGCGACGCCGACAGCGACCATCACCGTCTTGCTCTGCTTGTAAATGCCCTGAATTGAGCGCGTGATCGCGCTCGTCTCGCCGAACGCGGCGACCGCGTCGTATTCGCTCGTGATGCGGACAGGCACGTTCGGTGCGACGAGACCCGCACCCGGCGTGTAAGTGTCGACGATGCCGACGACAGACGTCGACGGCACCGCGATCGTGCGCGGGCCGGTATCGACCAGAACGGTCGTTACACCGTGAAAGAAGGAAGTAGCAGCCATTCAGACCTCCGAGAAAGCCACAAAGTAAAAGGGCCACTCGATTGAGTGGCCCTGCATTGCGTGTGATCGAGGGGCGTCACGCGGACGCGATACCCTGCTCGCTGACGAATGGCGGCGGCGACGGGAACGTGACGTCGGGCCAGTTCGGCATTCCGCTGCACTCCCGCAGCGACTGCCGATAGCCGAGCAACATCACGAACTGGTCGGCCGACAGCGTCGTCCCGTTACCAAGCAACTTTTCGTCTTGGTGTCGAGCAACGAGCCAGTCGGTCTCGCCGAGCGCCGCGTCGCGCTCTGCGCGCTTGGCGCTTGCGATCTCTGCTCGCGTCGGCGGAAGCGGATCGAGCGCAACAGGTTTCCCGGCACTGTCGACAACGATGCGCCTGCCGGCCGCCTGCGCATCAACGAGATGGATCCATTGCTCGTTACTGATATCGACGACGCGCACCGTCTGAGGCGCCGGACTGTCAACCGTATCGTAGAAGGCGAAGATGTTGCCGCTCGCGTCGTACGCTGCCTGTTTTTGGCCCATGGTTAGTAACCTATAACGATGTACATAAACGTCGTGTTGGCCAACTGGCTTTGAATGGTAGCCCCCGTCTTTCCGCCGCCTGTCCATCCATTCCAGTTGAACGTGTTGCCGTCCGACATTGCGGATGAAGAAGTCCGCAGAATGCTCATTACCGAAGCGGTGTTGGGGAAGGCAATCGGGAAAGTGACGGTGCCAGTCTGGCCAGAAGTCGCCCCAAGGCCCCACTGGATAATCAGCCCGCTCGGCAGCTTCTGATAGCCGGTGGCTGCGACCGACGAGCCAAACAGAGAACTCCACGGCAGCGTAGCCGAACCGCCCATTAACTCCCAGTTGTTTGGTCCGTACGCCGAAATGGAAAGACTGTCTCCGGCTCCCACCACAATCGCTGTTACGGTGCCACCCTGCGCCGAAAACTTATTGTTTCCGGCCGCCTGAATGGTGACCGGATAGGCAGAGGCGTTATAGAAACGCATACCAACCCCATCCGGAAAGGTGCCGACAGGGGGAAGCGTCTGTGTGAATGCGCCGGAATTGCCGTACAAGACCACATCAGCCCCGGCATACGTGACGTCCATAGCCACCGCAGCGCCGACAAGCTTCATGCTCGACGCGCCACCGAGCGCGCGCTGTACCGCTGCCATCGTCGCCAGCTTGGTGCTGCTGTCGAACTGCGGCGGCGTCGGCCCCTTCGGCGTTCCCGTGAAAACCGGCGAGTCGATCGCCGACTTCTTCGCAAGCTCGTTCGTGATGGTCGTCGCGAAATTCGGATCGTTGCCGAGCGCGTCCGCCAGTTCCTTCAGCGTGTCGAGCGCGGCGGGCGACTGGCCGACCAACTCGGCGAGCCGCTGTGCAAGGTCGGCCTTCGTCGCATATTGCGGATGCGGGTCGACTGCATTCGCGTGCGCATCCAAGTTACTTTGGCCGGCCTCAGCCAGTCTCTTGAGGAACTGCGTCCGGTTTGCAAGCTGCTTTGCCTGCAAGTTGTCGATGCCGTCCGGACCACCGATGACCGGATCCGACGTCTCGAGCTGGTAAATGCCGTTTTCCCAACGGTCAACTTCAATGAGATTGCTCATACAACGCTCCCTCTGCTGTACTGTCCATCTCGCCGCGCGACACCGTTATGGCGGATCGGCACGGCGGAGTAATCGAGCGATACAAGCTGACTGCGCGCGGGCGCGTATCGCTCGATCGCATTCCAAAGCCGGTCAGCCTGATCGCGCGTGATGTGCTGATCGAGCTTCACGATGTACTCGGCCCAAGCGCTCGCCTTGCCGTGCACCTGCTCCCCGTTCCGCACGATCGTGCCGTCACGACGGCGACCGCTGCGGCCCTCGATGATCGTCACCTCACCAAAGCCGAACCGACGAATCACCTCGCGAACCGCCCAAGGCGTCCCCTTCTTCCGATGCAGCGCCATCGATCCCCTGATCAGCGCGCGTCGTGCGTCCTCCGATTCCGCCAGCTCCCAACCGTCGACGGCGAGCGCCCACGCAAGCCACGGCAGCCACGCGGCCGGACAACGATCGGCATCCCACAACGTGCGCAGGATCTCGGGATCCACGCTCGGCCGCATCACCTGCGCGAGCGCGGCTTCAAGCGGCGTCTGATTCGCCGGAAGTAGCGGCTCACGCTTCATCGGCCTTCACCTCGACACGAATGCCCGTGCAGTGCGCAAACTCGCGCGGACCGCACACGACGTTGTCGACGGGCGTCGACAAATCGAGACCCGTCACACCGCTATCCGGTGCATGCAGCGCCCCTTCGATCGCGGATCGCGGCATGCCAGCACGCAGCCGGCGCGATTTCGCGACGACGCCGTCGAGCACTTTGCGCCGCGCGTCACGAACCACATTCGGATCCGGACCGCTTCCGACATAGATCAGCGCATCGATCGCGTACTCGATCTTGATCGCAGGCTCGACCAGCACCGTATCGTTAAGCGGCCGCACCGTCTCCGGCGAGACCTTCGCGCGGACGATGTCGATCAGCGCCTGATCTGGCACGCCGTCCCCCTTCGCCGACATGACGGTCAGCCGCACCGTCCCCGGTTCAGGCCGATCCACCGCGACGTCGAGCACGTCGGCCGAGGCGTCCATCGCGAGCGACCGGTACGCGGCAAACGGGCCGGCAACGGTCGCTCGCTCTGGCGACAATTGGGCGCGAAGCTTCAAGCGCTCGTCCGACTCCATTCGCTGCGGAATCGGCGGGTCGGCATTCGGGTCACCCGGATCGACGACTGCCCGCTCGGTATCCAACAGCATCGCCAGATGCTCCAGGTCAGCACCCGTCGCGAAAGCGAGCATCGCCGCCCGTGCAGCGTCATTTACGCGCGTGCGGAAACGAATCTCCTCGTAAGCCGCCAGCTCGAGCAGCTTCACCACCGGATCCGATTCCAGCGCGGCCGTCCAGTCCGGATAGATCGCCTTGAAATGCGCGAGCTTCATCTGGTACGCCGCCTCGAAGTCGAGCAGTTCGACAAGATCGGGCGGATCCAGCGAAGCAAGATCGATGATCGTCATGTTGGCACCTCGATTTCAACGGCCGCGCCGTCGTACTCGCCGCGAATCGCGAACGTCACCTTGCCATCGACAACCGACAGCACCTTGACCTGCGCGAGCCTGATGCGCGGCTCCCATCGTCCGATCGCACGCGCAGCCTCGGCTTGCGCGGCAGACACCCATCCGCGCGTAATCGGAAGGTCGACCATCAGCGGGATGTCCGATCCGTACTCGGGACGCTCGCGGCGGCTTCCCTTGCGCGTGCCGAGAATGTCGGCAATGCTCTGTATCAGGTGCGGGACACCGCTGATCGGCCTTCCGGTCCACCTGTCCATGCCGACCAGCGATCCGGACCTGCTCATCCGCGCTCCTCGAGCCGCTTGTAATCCGCATTCGCGTCGAGATAGGCGATATGCGCGGCGGTCGTCGCGACGACTTCGCCGGCAGTAACATGCAGCACGTCGCCGTCTGGAAACACGATCACGCGACTGCGGAACTTCGTGTCGAGATACGTCGCGCGGATCGGTGCATCGCGAGTTGCAGCCTGTGCATTGTCTTTTGCCATCTGTGATCCCCAAAAAAACGAAGCCCCGCAGAAGCGGGGCAAAGTGACTTTGCGAATGGACTCGTTACAGCGGCGGCGATACCGGCGCACCGTCGCCCTGTTCCATGTGCGAGTGCCGCAGGAACGATTTGCCGCCGATATCGACGTCGCCCGTATAGCGTGCACCGCCGTTCACCTGGACAGCCGGGCCGCCAGCAACGCCGCCCTTGCCCTGCATCCCGCCGTTGAACGTCAGCAGCTTCTCCGTCGTCGTGTTCCCGGTGAACGTCGAATCCGGGATATCGCCGAGCAGCTGCTGCGTGCGCAGCGTCACGCCGTCCGCGCGCAGCTCCAGCTCGGTGCCGCCGATGCGAAACACGATCCTGCCGCCGGCCGGCACATCAACGCGGTATTCGTGTTTCTCGTGGTCGTACACCTCCGACGCGCCGTCCGGGTAGTCCCACGCGGTTTCAGCCGGACTGGTCCGCGCCGAGCCGCTGTGCTGGTCCGAGTAGTAGCCGGGGATCGCGTACGCGCCGGCCAGATCGCCGGACGGCGCGAACATCGTCGCCTGCTCGCCCACAGACGGCGGGCGCCAGAACCGCACAGCGCCCGCAGCAGCCGTCTTCCACGGCATCAGGTCGCTGACCCATGCCCCGATTCGAACGCGGCACATGGGCGGCTGGTAGGTGACGTCCTCGACGGTGCCGTGTTGCACCATGCACGCCATGCGGCGATCGATCTCGCCCAGCTCGTAATCGCTCATGCGCCCGCCCCCCGTTCATCCGCCGGATCCCAATACTGCACTTCACTGCCGGGACCAACGTCGGGATCGACGCCCCACAGAATCATCGGCCCGTCCGGGATTTCGCCCAGCGCCATGCCGAGACCGAATTCGTGCGTCCATTCGACGAGCCACACGCAATACGTGTCGAGCTGCGGGCGGAATGGATCCTCCGCAACCTGCACCACTTTGCCGGGCGTGATCGGCAGATCCCACGTCTGCATGTGCACCGCCATCGCGACGCGGGCCGCGACCTCGCGCACGGCCAGCTCCGCCCCCTCGTCGATCGGATCGAACACGATGCGCGCCTGCATGCGCGCGATCAGCGGCACGTCGTCGGTTCCATCGTCGTGACCGGGTTCGAACTCGCTCAGTTCGATCGCGATCAACGGCGTTTCGATCTTCTGACCGAGACGCGGGTACGCCTCGATCCGCTTCATCGCGGGCAGTTTGATTCGCAGCCCCTGTTCGATCGCGTCGTGTAGCTGTTTCAGGTTCTCAAGCACGTCGTATCGCCTTCAGTAGTTCGTAGTTCACTTCCTGCTGGAGGATCACCAACAACCTGTCTTCGCACGCCTTCGCAGCGCGTCGGAATGCCGGATCGCCCGTCTGCTGCCATTGAACCGTCACCATCCGGTACGGCATGCGTTCCTTGCCGACTCGCTCGTAGATCGGGCCGTCCGGCTGGCGCTTCGATTGCCGCCACGCCCCCTCGAAGCTCTGGCGACCTACGCGCATTCCCTTGCGCGTCTTCATCGCGTTGCCGAGACGATGCGCCTCGATCGGGTTCAGGCCAAGCCAAACCTTGCCGGTGTCGGCCGAGCGCAGGAAGAAATAGATCCGGCGTCGGATCACCTTCTGCGGGATCTTCGTCGCCGCCCCGACTTCCTTCGCGGTCTGGCTCTTGATCCACCCTGCCGTCTTGCGCAACGTGCGCCGCCACGCGGCCCGCATCGCAGACGATGACAGCCCTTGCAACACGGCCGTCACCTCGTTGATGTTGATCTCGATTTTTACGTCGTCCATACGCGTTACTGGAGAATGAGGATTGTCCAGCCCGTGCCGTCGGGATGCGCCTCCAGCACGCGATACCGTTCGCCGCTCGCAATCAGGACGCTGCCTTGCCGGACGTTTGTGGCGTCGCGGTCGCACAGATGGAACACGGGCGCGACCAACTGCGTGCGCTGGCTGCCGAGATCCGGCCCGAGCCACGGCGATGCGAACATCCCTTCGACGGGGCGGCCGTCGATCGTGATATCCGCATCGCCGAGATCGCGCAGCACGGCCGAGTCGACGTCCGCGACCAGATCCCGGAACGCCATGTCACGCCTTCAGCTTGACGATCGCCTTCGGGCGCGTGCACAGGTGGATCGGGTTCGACTGCGCCTCGATCTCGACGCCCTTGCCGAAGTCCATCAGCTCCTGCTTCGCGTAGTACGGCAGACCGGTCGTGTTGACTGCCTCGACGTAGTCGGCCGGCGCGAAGCGCGTGATGAACAGATCCGGCACCCCTTCGGGCACTGCATGCGCCTCATTGTCCGCGACATAACCCACGTCACCGACTCGGCCACGATAGCGTTCGAACGTGCACCCGCCGATATCGAACGCGTCGCGCGTGTCGCCGCGCAGCGATGCCGCCATCGCGGTCGCGAGATACGTTTCCTTCACGGTCTTGAGGACGATCAGCTTGTTCCAGAACGTCCGGCCGCAGAGCACGCGCACTCCCGTGTACGTAGTCGCGCCGAGCGCGTCTTCGATCGCGTCCTGCACGAGTTGGCACTTCTGACGGATTTCCGTGCCGGCCGCGTCCAGTTCGAACGGGATCACCGTCTGCTCGATACCGAAGTACTTCAGCAGGTCGATCAACATCGTCTTGCCGTCCGCGTCCAGCACTGCGCCCTTGATCGCGCCAATCCGGTGGAATTCGTGCGTCGCGTCGAGCTGCCGGCGCATCTTCGCGAGCCGGCGATTCACCACGGTCTGCAGCGCCTCCAGCTCGGTTTCCGAACCGAACGCGCGCAGGTTCTGGATCTCGTCCGCCTTGATCACCGCACGCTGCGGCAGGTGCACGGTATTGAACGGGATCATGTTGCGCTTGCTGCCGCCCACAACGGCGGCCGGCGAACCGCGCTCGCCGGCCGCGACAAGCGCGAGCGTGTCGCCGTCGCGCTCGATCTGGATCGTCGTCGTCGTGATGCCGTCCTCCTCGAACAGGCCGAGCGTGCCGATCCGGCCGGGCACATACGGCTGCTCGTTGATTGCCGCACTCAGGGACGACAGCGAGAACGCATCGTCTTGAAACAGGGCGATGTCCGCCATACAACCTCCAACAGGAAAATGGATACAAAAAAGGCCACGCGCGTTGCGTGGCCTTCGAAGACGTGAATCTCGTTCAGCGGATGATTACGTGGCGCTCGGCGAGGTCAGTACGGCCGGCAGCGTCCAGACCCGTGAGCATGCCGCCGATCACCTCGGCGAGCCGCACGATACCCGTCGCCGGGCGCGGCGCATCGGACGCCGCCAGCGGCGCGTAAAGGATGGCCGCTGCGACTTCCGAACCGTCGTTCGCCGTGTTCAGGTACGGCGCATATTCGCCGGTGCCGGTCACGCCGAGCACCTGGCCGGCCGGCAGCGCCGGACCCGCCTTGACGACGATGTGCTCGCGGGAGATCTGCCCGTTTCCCTCCGACACAAGAAATTCAGCCGGCAACACGCCCTGTTGCTTCACGTTCGACATGTGATTCCCCTCCTCGGGTTACGTCAAAGTTACTTGCCGCCCTTGCGAGCGGCGTAGATGGATGCCGCACGCGGCGCACGCGCGTCGACCTGCGGCGTGTTGGGTGCCCCCGGTGCGGGACGGTTGGTGACGCTCGACTGCGACGCCGTCATGCGCTCGAACAGCCGTGCGCGAACCTGATCGGGCGTCAAGCCGTCCGCAACGAAGCCGGCCGTCAGCTCGGTCAGGCTCGCGGCCAGACAGATGCCCGCGATGTCCTGCGCGCTGCGGATCGCGGCGTCGACCGTCGCGCGGTCGCGCAGGCCCGTCGCCAGCACGATGCCCTCGGCGCAGTGCTCGATCCGCGCATCACGGCACGCGGCATATACGTGCGACGCAAGCGCCGTCACGTCCGGCGTCGCCAACGGCGGCGGCGCAGGATCGGCCGGCGGATTCGGCTGCGGATTCGGCTGCGGATTCGGCGGCGGCACCTCGCCGTCGTCCTCCAGCACCGCCCGGATCTCGGCCGGCACCGCCGAGAAGCGCGCAGCGAGCCGCGCAGCGCCCGCGTACGCGGCGATGCTGATCGGCTCCTCGATCGAGTCGCAGAACCCCTGCTCCTTCGCCTGCGATGCCGTCAGCCAGGTCTCCGCATTCATCATCGCGCGCACGTCGTCATCCGACAGACCGCTGCGCTGGACGTATGCCGCGAGAATGTTCGCCCCCGTGCTGTCGAGCAAATCCGCGAGACGACGAAAATCCTCGGCCTCGCCGGCCGCGACCGTGTGCGGGTTGTGAATCATCAGCATCGCGTTCGACGGCATCACGATCGTGTCGCAAGCCATCAGGATCAGCGACGCGGCCGACGCGGCAACGCCGTCGACGCGGCCCGTCACCTTGCCGGCATGCCGACGCAGCGCGTTGTAGATCGTGAAGGCGTCGAACACGTCGCCACCCATCGAGTTGATCGCGACGACGATCGACGTTGCCGTCGCGGCCACCTCGTCGAGCTTCGATGCGAACAGATCCGCGTCGGTGCCCCAGAAACCGATGTCACCGTAGATCCGGATCTCGACGACCTTCCCGCCGTCCGCGCTCGCTTGCGCGCGGATGTCCCACCAACGTTTCTTTCCCTTCATTCGCCATCCTCTTTAAACGCATCGCCCGCGCCGTCGACCGGATCGAGCGTGTCATATCGAATCCCGAGCCGGCGCTCCCGCGCGAGATCGTCCGCGTTCTCGCGGTCAACCTGCTCCGGATCGTCTCCACGCGACAGCACTGCACCCGACCGGCTCGCCAGCCCGGAACGGATCTCCATCCGTTTCGCCGTGACGTCCTGCACGGGATGGATATACGGCCAGCCCTGCGGCACCCACCGCACGCGCAGATAGTCGCGCCGCTTTCGGTAGTAGTCCGGCATCGGCATCGCACCCGACAGGGCGCATGCGTCGACCCACCAACGCCAGACCTTCCGGCAGAACTGGTGAATGAACACGTTCCACTGGATCTGTTCGATCGATCGGCGAAACTCGTTCAGGATCACGCGCAGCACGCGATCACTCACGTCGCGCAAATCCCCTGTCATGACTTCGTACGGCATGCCGACCGATGCCGCAGCCGCCATCAGTTGCTGGCGCATGAACGGGCCGTAGTCGGTTCCCGCACCGGGCGGCTCAGCAAATGTGACGCCCTCGCCCGGAGCCAGCTCCTGTATGCTCCCCGGTTCGAGCGACACGACCGGCGAGAAGCCGTCGACGTCGTACTGCGCTGCGCTCCCCGTGATTGGGTCTCCCGGAAGCCCCGGCTCGGCGGGCGGCTTCGTGATGAACCCGGCAAAGAGGTTGCTGACCTCCTGCCGAAACAGCACCGCATCATCGAAGTTGTCCAGCGACTTGAGCCGCAGCAGCACCGTCGACAGCTCGGGCACGCCGCGCACCTGGCCGGGACGAAGCGCGAGAAAGACGTGTGCGATCTCGTCGGCCGGCACGCGCACGGTCTGCATGTTGGTCATCGACGCACGCCCGTACTCGCCGGGATGACGCTTCAGCAGGTGATACGCAACCCGCCGATCGTCTGCGTCGAACTCGACGCCGTTGATGATCTCCCCGCCCGGAACGATCTCGTTCTTCTCCATCGGCAGCAGATCGCCTTCGAGAAGCTGAATTTGCATCGGGACAGCCAATCCATCGCGCGGACTGCGCAACTTACGACGCACCAGCACCTCGCCGTCGCCAAAGAACGCACGCGCGGCGAGTGTCTGCACCCCGGCGATGTCGAACAGCTCGTCGGCGTCGATTTCCTCCCCGCTGTCTTCCCAAAGTTGCTTTTGCATCTTGCGCACTTCCTCGTTCGGATGCTTCGGATGCGCTTGGATACCGTTGCCGATCGTGTTCGAGACGAGTCGCGCGATCGCCGTCTTCGCCCACGGATCGTTGCGGATCGCGTCGCGAGCACGCGAGCGCAGCAGCGGAAGGTTTTGCACCGCTGCCGCATTCGGTCCCGCGCCCGATGTACGCCACGACTTCGCCCGTGCGCCCGTCGTGCTCGCCGACTCATAGGCCGCCGCCTTCAGCCGCGTTGGCACCACGAATCCGCGCTGCGCGAGTGACGGATAGCCGCGCCTCATCGCACCCCCTTGCCCGCGTGACGCAGCCGGACGATCGACGAACGTCCGGCCGCTCCATTCAGGTCACGAATGATCTCAGTGCGTGCCTCGCGCAACTCGGCGATCGAGCGATACTTCACGCGCCGGTCGGCGTATTGCACCTCCAGCTCGCCTTTCGCGATCGCGGACTGGATGCGCTCCAGATCCTGCCTTGTGTATCCCATAAACTTCTCCTAGCGTCGCGACAGATAGGTCGATCGGCCAACGCGACGCCCCTGAATGCGCGAAACCCCGCTCGGTGGCGGGGTTTCGGCGGGTTTCGCTACCGGCGACGACAGCCGCGGAGCCTCTGTAACATCCGGTTCATCGAGCGGGTCTGGCAGCACCGCGACAGGCATTCCCGAAGGCAGTTCTTCCAGCACCGGCACCGCATCGAACAGCGAGACCTGCGAGGCGCGATGCTGCTCGACCTGCCAGTGCTCCTCCTTCATCAAATGCACCTTGACGCTGCGGGCCGCGTGCATCGCATAGCCCTCGCAGTCCAGCGCCTCGTTTCTTGCGCCGGCCTTCTTCTGCCACACGCGCTTGCCGCCACGCGGACCCGGCACCTTGACCTCGGCCGTGAGCTGCGTCAGGTAGTCGCTGCGCACGCCGCGATACCAGTGCATGCGGCCCGGTCCGTCACCTTCAAGCTTCATTCGGTTTTCGAGGATCAGATCCTTCGCCCGGCTCACGCCGACCATGTACGGACGCAGGCCGTACTTCGCTGCCTTGCTGTTGTTCCGCGTCGAGTCGATCGACGCCTTCGGTACGCTGAAGATCTCCGCGTCAGGGTTGCTGCTGCCCTTGACGGCCATCACGTTGTGACCGGCCTGCTGCGCCGCACGCACATACTTGTATACCGCGTCCGCCGTCGAGCCGTCCGACGAGTCGATCGACGTCGCACGTACCCGCAGCAGCCAACCGTTTTCATGCCGGAAGGCGTGCGTCAGCAGCATCGTCAGTGCTCCCCAAACCCCACCCGTCAGCGGATCTTGCTGCTGATCAAGCACGTTCCCGTGAATCTCGCCCCACACGACGAGCCAGCTCTCCTCGCCGCGCCCCCATGCACGCAGCACGATCGCGAGACGGTCGTGCTGCACGTCGACGCCGAGCGTCAATAGCAGACCGCCGGCCGGCACCGTCAGCTCCGCGTACGGCAGCGCCCGTTCAGCAAGCACCTCCAGCTCGGGCAGCTCACTCTTGTACTTGTACGCCCGCCCCTGCGAGTTGTTCACGAACGACCGCATCTTCGTATCGTCGCCCTCGCGCAGCGCCTTGTCGGCTGTCAGCCATTTCTTCACTAGCTCGGCCATGTTTGATCCGGGAAAAGGTGATACCAGCTCGTTGATTCGAAAACCGGCCACGCCGTGAAACGGTGCCGTCGCGACCCATCGCCCGCGACGCACTGCGCGGATGCGCATCGCGTCGTCCCACAACGAACCACAATGTGGACACGTGTAGCGGGCAGTCTCCGGTCGCGCTCGGCCATAGACCTCATGTACGACATCGGCGTCGTTACTCCAGATCACGTTTTCCCATGCCAGCTCATGCTCTTCGTCGCAATCGGGGCATGGAACCAGATAGACGCGCTGATCAGACGCCGCATACGCCTGCTGGATGCGCGACAGGCCGTCGACGGTCGGTGTACCGCCCAGGATCATCTTGCGTCGCCGGTCCGAATAGCTCTTGTTCCGCTCTTCCAGCAGCGTGATCGAGTCGCCCTGCTCCCGCACGTTCGTGTTTGCGTCGTCCGGCTCCTCGACCGCAACGACCGGGGCCGGCGTCGACTTCACCTCGTCCGGCGCGTTCGACGTGATGAACTTCAGGAAGCCGCGCGCGAACGTCTTGTGATCCCACAAGTTGTTTTTGTCGCGGGCTGCGTTAACCGGCAACTTCGCCGACAGGCGAGGCGTCACCTCGACCATCGGTTCGAACTTTTCGAGATTGAACTTCTTCGCCGTCTTCTCTTTCGGGAACATGACGATCATCGGACACGGATCGACGTCGATCCGCTTCGCGATGTAGTTCAGCAGCACCCCATCCGTCCACGCGACCTGCGCGGACTTCATGCACACAACCTTCTGCGCGGCCGGATCGTCCAGCGCGTCGTGCATGCCGATCACCCACGGCGTGATGTTCACGTTGTAGCGGCCCGGGCTCGCCGATGCCTTGGCGCTCAACCGCCGATGCTTAGTCGCCCACTCCGTCGTCCCGATCCGTTCCGGCGGTCGCAGCAGCTTCGCGATCCGTCGAATCACCGCGCGGACTGTCTGGTTCGTATTGAGATAGCTGCTCAAGGCATCCATAGATATGCTCGTTCAACCATTCGACGTCGACCTCGACGCCGTATAGCGCATACAGCTCAGGCGCCAGCTTCTCGGGCAGCGCCAGCAATTCCGTTTGAAATGCACCGACCATCAGGCCGTACGCCTGTTCGAGTTGCGCCGCATTGACGAGCTGCCCCTTCTTCTCCGCCAACGTCAGCAGCTTGATCTCGCGATCGACACGTTCGGTCATCGCGCGCTCGGCGACGAGATCGATACCGGTCTCGCTGGAGCGTCCGGCGGCCATCTCACGCAGGTGCCGGATGTACGCGACGCGGATCTCGTCCATCGACACCGCCTTGTAATCGAGCCGAACCTTGTCGACGAACCGCGAAACGGCCGACTGATCAAGGTCCAAATGCTCGGCGATCTGCTGCTGAGTCGGCATGAATATGACCCCCTATGGAAGCTCGCCAGTAGAGAAAAATCGCGGGTGCGAGCCCCCGCGTGTTGCGCCGCCCGGAGGGTCCCCGGCCGGTCGCAACCCTCACGGGGCAGGGCCGTGCGACCGTGCGACAATGCCGGTGGGCCAACCAACACCACCACACCATGACAGACGAGAAGACGAAGCAAAAGCTCGACGAACTGCAATGCCGCATAGTCGCCCATCGCACTCTCACCGCCGCCCTACTATCAGCAGTTGCCTCAGAACGGCCGGACTCACACGCGTTCCTTGCCCGCATTGCGAAAGCAATGACCAGCACCGCCGAAAATCTTCCGGTCTGGCAGGAATGGCGAGAGACCTACATAGACGAAGTGCAGTCGACGGTAGAGATGGCGGCGACGTTCACACCCAAGTGACGTCGGGCTAAGACCGCCGACATCGTCCTGCTGAAATCCTCCGACGCCCTCAACGCTGCCGACAGCGCCCTGAGGGCGTCCACCTCTTCCCCCTCCACCAAACCGCACGAACACGGATCGTTTTGCGCCGCCTCTTCGACGGCCGCTGCGACCCGCTCGCCAACAATTGCGACCGCCGAGCCATCTACAGAGCTTGTTCGCATTTCGCGCTCCAAAGCAAAAAGCCCCGAGGGCTTTCGCACTCAGGGCTTTGGAATTCATTTCGTAGGGGCGAGCGCCCCCACACGACCTAACGGGCTCCTTGTATCGTTGTTTTGTCCCGAGAGGTTTGCACGACTAACGCGCGGTGCCAGCGAATATCCAGTGACGCGGTAAAGGATGTTCGAAGTTTACGCGATCTACTCTTGGAATGAAAGATGTTTCATTCTCGCAATTGGCGGCGCATCGTGTCAGACACCGAACCGTCCACTGCATCCAGCAACCCGAGCATGTCGTGAAAGCGCCACGACCAATTGCGCCGATACTCCTTCAGAGTCACGCCGAGCGCTTGCGCACGCGCTGCATCGTCAATAGACCGCTTGCCGGTGCCGCCGCAATCGGAGCAAATGTGTCGCCCCTTAACGCCCCCAGTCGGCGTCAGCGTTACGCGTCCCAAGCCGCCGCATACGCCACATCCTTCGTACTCCCTGAAAACAAGCGGTCCGTTGCGGCCGTGATAGAACGGGATGCTTTCCTCCGAGACACACACCTTCCCTCTACCAGCGCAAACCAGACATCGCGTCGTGACCTGCGGCAATTCAGGCGATCGGCGAATGACACCGCGTCCCTCGCACGTCACGCACTGATCGTTGACCCACTCGTCAAGCAAGCGCAACGCAAATCGCTCGATCACGTCCACGTTCGCGCGCTCGACCGCATTACCGGCACGCTGCTCGCGACGCTCGTCACGCTTCAGTCCGGAGAACTTGCCACGCTTGAAGCGTCCCGAGGTTCGCATCATCTGCGCCAACAACAGCGTTGCACGTCGAATCATTTCGGGCTTTGCCTGCTGCGCCGCCTTGATCCGGACCAGCAAACGACCGAGATCGTTCGCAAAGGCCAGTGCGCCCAAAGTAACTTTCGGATCGGCAATCGGGTCGGTGAACTGACCACGAACGCTCATCGCTACACCCGCCCGCTCTTTCAAATCGATCATGACTCTCTCCAATACGTCCTAACGTCCCAATGTCCCAAGGGAAAAGGCTTGCAGGGGCGCGCGCCCGCGCGACATGCGCCGCCTACGTCGCGCACGTCGCACGCACATACGCGCACACGTGGCGGGCTTTGGGACGTCGGGACATTGGGACGTCCACGGCGCGCCAAAGCTGGCGCAGCAGCGCGCCGAACATGCCGACACAGCGCGCCAAACCATCACAGCGGGCTATCGTCATCGCCCGCAGCCACCGCTTCCAAGACGCGCTCCGGTTCGTGTTCGTCCCGCACGTAGAACCAGCCACGCGATCCCGTCGATTCCCGCTTGCGCACCCAGCCGAGGGATTTCAGCGCCTTGCCGATGCGGCGTTGCTCGGGCAGCGTCCACTTCGACGAATCGAGCTTCAGGACATCGCGCAGGATCTCCTCCATCGTCGTCCGGGCCGCATACTCCAGTTGCTTGCCGATCACGTCCTCGTACACGTCACCTTCGTAGCGCTCGGCCTGCTCGACCTCGAACAGCGGACGCTCGGCCTCGGTCACGTGCCACACGACACCTTCGCGGTACAGGTGCACGGCCTCGGCCCAGAGCTGATCTCGCACGCGCGCAATGCCGTCGATATCGACCAGCCCGCCGCAACGCAGCGGCCAGTAACGCCGGTTGCCCGACTCATCCTTGAGGTACGCATCGAAGTTGACGGATCCGGCGAACACGCACTGACGATGGACGTCTGTCGCACGCTTGCCATAGAAGTTTCGGAATCGGTCCGTCTCGGTCGCGAAGAAGCTCTTAGCTGCCGACGAGTCGGTCTTGTTGAGCGAGTCCAGCTCGGCCAGTTCGATGATCCACTTCCCGGCCATGACCGCGTACGTGTCCTTGTTGCCGATCTGGATCGGCGTGTCGGTGAACCATTGCTTACCGGCAAGCACCTTCAGCGCGGTCGATTTCCGCCAGCCCTGCCTGCCTTCGAGGATCAGCACGTTGTCGACCTTGCAGCCCGGCTCTACAACGCGCGCAACGGCCGCGATCATCCACTTCATGAAGGCGAGCTGCACATACTCGCTGTCGGCGACGTGCAGGTACTTCGACGGCATCGCGCGCACGCGCTCGACGCCGTCCCATTCGAGACCGTTCAGATACTCGCGCACGTCGTGAAAGTGGGTCGCATCGGCAACCAACAGCACCGCGCTCATGACGATGTCCGGCCGCACCGAGATCCCATACTTCTGCGACAACCAGAGCGTGCACCGATAGTCGTCCATGTCCGTCCATTCGCCCGCAGCGCCCTGCGGGAATGGTGGCGCCTTACGCTTGACGACGCGGCCAGCGAAGTCGTCCTGCGCAATGATGCCCTGCCATGCCTTGTGATTCGACAGGATCAGGTGGACGTTACCGAGCGTCGGCAGCAGCGTGCCCTTGTCGGACCGCGCGAGATCCCGCTCCCACGTGTGAGCGCCGTTCTCCACTTCGTGACCGTGCCACGGATCATCTTCTGCGGCAGCGGACGACGCGGCCGGCGCGGGCACATCGCTCGGAACGTCGATCACGGCCGGCTGGATCTCCTCGTTCGCTGGCGCGAGAACGGCCAAGATTGCCGACTGGAGCTGCCGCTCGACAACGCCGATCCCTTCCTCGACGTGCAAGTCGTTGAAATCGGTCAGCTTGCGCTCGCCGCGATTCGTGAACGCCGGATGCACGACGCTGACGCCGTCGACGGCTGCTGCCGCTTCGTGCGCCCGTTTGAGGCCCGTGTTCTCGAATCGCTTCCGGCGCTGCGGCATCACGTCATTGCCGTACGTCACCTCGACATACGCGACGCCGTTCTCGTCGACGCGCTTGTGCGCTGCGACCATGTACCACGTGTTCTTCGCTTCGATCCGGATCGGTGACGCTTCGTAGACCAGCTCGCCTGCGAACGCGAATTCCTCCGCGAGCCACTCACGCATGCGCTGCTCGATCTTCCAATCGTCATCCGCGCAAATGAGAATGTGCACATCCGGATGTGCGGCGCGCAGATGCTGTACGGCCGGCAGAATGCCGCCCGCATCGAAGCACACCGACAGCGCGAAGGCTTCACGTGTCGCCATGCGGATCGATCGGCCTGTCGCGTAACCTTCGGCAACCAGCACCATCCTGTCGTCCGCCGCGACGTCACCGAGCAGGTACGCCGCCCCCTTCTTCTGCATGCCCTTGTTGAAGCGCTTCGCGCCGTCCGGCGTGATCTTTTGCAGACCGACCAGACGCGGCTCTTCGTCGCCATACTGGAACATTGGCACGAACATCGTGCCGTCTTCGTCGAATCGGACGCCCTCTGGCGTGATCTTCTTGCGGTCCAGGTACGCGGAGGAACCGCGCTCGCCCGCACGGCCCCACTGGTCATGCGCGCGGTTCGCTGCGAGTTTCGCCTGCCGAGCATCACGCTCGGCCTGTTCGCGCTCGATCGCTTCCTGTCGACGACGCGTTTCCGCCAGTACCTCGTCGCTCAACGGTGCGCCATCCCATCGAAAACGCTCGGTGCCGGGATCGTCGCCCGAGAAATGGCCGAAGGTGCCCGAGTACCCGATCACTGCCCCCTTGCTCACAACCTCGCGGACCTGATACCAGTACTTCTTGCGCGGACCATAGCGATGGTGCTTACCGTCCGCGATTGGGTGGCCGGCCGGTAACGGATGGTCGGCTGCCGCGAGTTGCGCGCGGATCTGGTCTAGCGACGACATTCAGCAATTCTCCTTTCCAGTACACGTTGATGAAGGGTCGAGCGCCACGCCTTCCGGCCTGCGCTGTACACGTCGGTTCCGATCGTCTTGCGTTGCGGCATCGAATGCCGGCGGCGCAGGCCGCTGCTGACGCTCTGCAAAGTCACTTTGGTCTCCCGTTATTTGCCGCGTAGCCGACGCCACTCGGCGGACATTTGATCGTCGAACGCGGAAAGGTCGGCCGCGCAAAGCTGGCCGACGATCTGGTCGCGGAACGCGTGGCGTTCCGCCTTGGTAGGCAGCGCCGCACACGAACGGGCGGCGACCCCGATGAATACGTTGACCTTGCCGGCCCGCCCTGCTTCCGCGAGGAACACGGCGAGGCGGTCAGGGAAAGTCGATATGAGGTCCGAGAGGAATCGGCTGACCTGATCGGGAGCGTTGTCGAATCGATAGGCGAGCGCGGTGGTGGCGCAGGCGAGCTGCTGTCCATACTCGCAGCACAACTCCACTTGCTCGCGCCACACGCGACAACACCCCATGCCGGGCTTGAATCGCTCCATATCACCGCCGACGGCGCTTCGCGAGATTCCGAGCGGCATGGATCAGCCGCTGAAACAGTCGTTGCCCCTTGCGCCCCGTCGCGATGATCTCCTCAGCCTTGCGGTCGTCGATACGTTGATCCTCGAGCGCACGCGTCACGTCATCGGCCACGCGGCCGACGTGAGCCTGTAGATGCAGCGCCGTCGATACGAGACGCATCGCGCCCGGCTCGAGCGCGTCCTCGGTCGCTTGCTCATCGACGTGTTCAGCGACAAGGCCGAAACGCGCATTCAGCGCATGCAACGCATCGAGCGCGTGCACCTTCGCCTCGGCCTTCTCCTGCATCCACTCGACCAGCAGCTCGAACATTTCCATCGACAGGCGGCTGTCGCCGACGCCGCGCAATCGAAGACGCAGCGACTCGGCGGTGATGTTCTTTCCACGGCGGACGGTCAGATAGTTCGCCGCGTCGGCAACGCCGCCGGACGTGTTGCGAACGGACGTGTAGAGCACGTCCAGCCATTCAGTGCTGTCGTATCGGCAGGTCATAGATCTATTGGCGCGATTTCACTTTCATGCTGTCGCGAAACACGACAGCGACATACGATGCGAATAGTTGGCAGACGCACTCATTCGCCGTTTGCCGAGATCGGATCGGGGGTGCGTGCCGTATGCGCGCGCTGCTGTAGACAGTCCAGAAGTGCCTGTACGGTTGAGATACGAGGATCGGAGACAAGGCGTCCCGCGATCTTCGTGAGCGTCTGATACGGGACACCGCTTTGCCTTGAAATTTCGGGCCAATCGCCCTTAGCCGCATCAAGCTGGCGAAGAACAACCGACAAGATTGAGTCGCTTTCAATCCGCATGGGATTCCCCGAGAAATGGACCAGCGCAAGTTTATCCATTTATGGATTGAAAGACAACGCTCAAAGATACAAAACCATCCTCTAATGGGTATCCATATTCGGCAAGATATCGGCATGAAAACGCCGCCAACCAAGTCAGATCTCCGGACCATCTTGGCCCGCAAGCTACGCTGGTACATGGACCACTACGAGCACGTCGACCGCCAAGAAAAGGTCGCAAAGCGCGCCGGCATTTCACAGAGTTCGGTGAATCGCGTGCTGTCTGCAAAGGTCGACACGCAGATGCGGGTTGTCGAGTCATTGGCACAGGCAATCGGCGTCTCGCCAACGGAACTCCTGACCGACGACGAAAGTGACGCCGCTGTTATTCACTACGATCGCGTTCGCTTCGCCCGCCTCGCTGATGCAGACAAGAAAGCGATCGAGCGATACATCGAATTCGTCTTGAGCCAAGCCGACGTTTCGACTCGCGATGACGACGGCTCAACCTCTATCGAAGAATCCATTCCGGCCACATCCGACTCGAGGCGACGAGCCAGGACCGCCGCTCAACGACCATTATCAAATGAACTGTTGAGCGATGATGACCAGCAAAACCAGAACAAACGTATCCGAGGAACCAAAACGCGCCCCTAACAACGTCTATGCATTACCCACAATACGCAGACGTGCGCGCCACAACGCCATTCGCACCTTCTTGCATGGCCTGATCGACCGCCACAACGAGTGTCCGGCAGTTGCTGCGGCGTCCGTTTTCCTCAGGGAAGACGGCACCGTGTCGATCTCCGCCAAGGGCGTGGATCTCGATACCGCCGACGACGTACTGACGGGCGTGCATCAACTCGCCAAGCGAATCGAAGCAAGCAAACCGCATCACCAAACGACCGCGAACCGACAGCGCGGAAGCGCCAGCCTTCTCATCCTCACGGCCGCCGGCTTTTCCCTTGCGTCCTACTTCAATGCCACGGCATGGCTTGACGCCGTGCTGGTGCTTGCCGCACAGGCTTCCGCCCTTCTGCTGACCAAGTCGCCACGACGCTGACACCGCCCCCGCCACCAACCCGGCGGGGATTTTTTGCGCAGTATTATCCATTAATGGATTGACATGGCGTTTTCCTTTAATGGATACTCCGGCTGTCGCGTCCCCCGACGCCCAACCGGAGACCCATCATGAAATTGACCGATCTGCACGCGAAAGCCCGTCAGGACTGGCTCCGCGACGAACAAGCACCCCGCGTCACGCCGTCCGAGCCGGCCCGCCAAAGCAACTTTGAGAGGTCGGCGATCTTCCGCTGGACCCTCGTCGCCGCCCTGCTGTTCATTGTCGTCAACGTGTTCCAAGACGGCCCGATCGACGAGCCGCCGACCACCTACCGAGTCACCGCCTAAACCGCCCCGACCCTGCCGGGGCAAGCGGCCCCGGCGTCATGGAGACCTGCCATGCCGCGAATCAAAGTCAAGCCTCTTTTCGACGTCGAGCGTCGCGACACCCTGTCCCTGCGAACCGTCGTTCGTTACGACCGGAACGCAAAGCGCCCGACAACGCCGATTCTCGTCGGCAAGTACGTCGTCGCTCGACGCCCCCTTCCCGACAGCCTGCACACGCTTTACATGATCCTCGACGGGGCCGAGATCGCCGGCACGCAGATCTCGATCCCGAGCGAGGCCGACTGCGCCACCGCCATCAAGCGCCTGCGCGACGCGAAACGCGCAGCTGGCGTCGCAGCATCCGATGCGATCGCCAAGGCGAAGAAGCCGCGCAAGCCGCGCGCATTCACGATCCGGGAGGCTGCATGACGCCAGCACCGGCACATACCGCACAGCCGCTCAATCCGTTTGTGGACCTGACGGCCGGCCAGCGCGCCGACCTCACCATTCGCATCCTCGATGTGTTCCGCCGTCTGACGCGCGCGATGACGTCCGACGAGGTCTGCAGAACGTACTTCCCGGATATGGCGAGCGTCGCGGCACAGCACATCGACAAGCTCGCTCGCGGCGGACTGCTTCGTCGCCAGCCGCGCCCTCACGATCTGCGCTTTGTGTACTGGCTGGCCGGATCTGACGCTGCCCCGCCGCTTCCGATCCCGTGCAAGCAAGCGGACGGCACGTACGCCAGCGCCCCCGACGACACGTTCAAGCCCCGACGGGCAGCACACGCTGCTGTCGTCGCCGGCTCGATGCACACGCGGCCCGCATTCCATCCGATCGTCACGCGCAACCACGGGAGCCACGTCGCCGTCTCGTTCCCGCACCTGTACCCGCTCGAGATCACGGCCGACTCTCTGCAAGATTCCGCCGCGCAGGCGTTGCGCTATCTGCGCCTGTTCCGTCAGAGCATCGACCTCGAAGTCGCACGCCTCGAACAGCTCGTTCAACGCCGGAGGATTGCATGATGGACGACCGCACCCAACCGCTCGACCTGACCGCACCGATCCCGACCGGGAACATCAAGGCCGCAGCAGCTGCAGCCGGCGCGACGTCGGCAGATCTGTGGATGGTCCCCTACGAGCAACTGCACTATGACCCGGCGGACAACGTTCGCCCTGTTGATCCCGAGTGGGTGACGCACCTCACAGCCCTGATCGTCGAGAACGGATACGACAAGGGCTCCCCGCTCCATTGCTACGCGCGAAAGGTCGACGGGAAGGATCTGCTGTACGTGTACAAGGGGCAACACCGCTACCTTGCCGCCGGCAAGGCAATCGAAGCCGGCAAGGACATCGGCAAGATCCCCGTCGTCGTCCGCGACGCCAAGACGGTCAACCGCGCCGAAATGGTGATCGACGGCTATCTCAGCAACGACAGCAAGCGGTCGTCGCCGCTTGAGCTGGCCGGCGTCGTCGCCGAGCTGCGCGACATCCACGGCATGACCCTCGCGGCCATCTGCAAGCGCCTGAATGTCACGGACCAAACGATTCGCGACGTTGGTCTGCTCGAACGCGCACCGGTCGAACTGCATCAGATGGTTCGCGACGGCGCGGTTGCTGGCACGCTCGCGATCGAACAGATCCGCGAACACGGGGCAGACAAGGCACTCGACCGGCTGCAGAAAGGCGCGGCGAAGGCCGCTGCGTCCGGCAAAGCCCGCGTGACGAAGAAACACCTCGACGCAGCGCCCGCACGTTCGACGGCCGCGGACGCCCCTGTCGAGGCACAGGCGCCAGCGCAAACGCCCGCCCGCGCGACCGCGCCCACCAAGATCAGCGAGAAGCAGTCAAAGCAACTTTTGCAGGCGCTGCAGGCCGTGCTGCACGACCCGGTGTTCGGAAAGCTTTCTCCGGGCACCATCAATGCTGTCCACACCGCACTGATGCCACTCACGGACCTGCTGGATGCGCCGCCCGCACGCACGACGTATTCGATCGCGACGGCAAACGAGCACGGCGTCTACACGCCCACGGACGTGATCTCCGCACCGAAACAGAAGAAGACTGGCCGCAGCCCAGCGGAGATACGCGTCGCGCTGATTGCTGAAGGCAAGTGGGTCTGCGGAATGGACTACACGATCGGGATGGCCGGCGGCGCATCGCCATGCGGGCACCAAGAGGGAGAGCCGACCTATCCGACGCGCGTGCAGGCTATTCGTGCAGCCGCACGTCGCCTCGCTCGGTGCATCGAGACCAGCCCCACCATGCCGAAGGCCAAGGAGACAGCGAGCGTGCTCACTTGGCTCGACAGCCTCTATTCGATGCCCGACCCGGACTGGACGCCCGAAATGGCGCAGGAGGCAGCCCAATGACCTCGCGCCCGGCCCTTTCTACCCCACGTCCGCTGCCGCGAAAGCGGGAACACGCGAAGAAGCGCCCGGCTATCGCGCTGGCGAGCGTCAACGGCACTTCAATGCAGTCGGACAGCAGCGGGCTGACGCCCGCAAAAGCAATCCAGAAAGACGAAGCGCCGCTCGCGCGGCGCAAACCTATCCAGAAGAACGAAGCCTTGGTGGAAATCCGCCAAGGCAGGCTCGCACGGTTCGACGCCCTTCGCATCCAGATCCGTGCGCTGATCACCGAGATCTCGCACGCGGCCGACGTCGAGCTGCTGGACCTGATGGCCGACGAGATCGGCTCGTTCGCTCGCCACAAAGCCGCGCAGGACGCGCGCACCTGGGCAGCAACCGCCGGCATCACGCTCGAAACCGGCTTGATGCAGCTTGGCCGAGCGCTGCCGGCATCGATCAACGGGGATCGGTCATGACCAAACAGTGCTATCAAGAGAAGAGGTTCCGGGCCGACACGCTCGACCTCATCGAGACGATCAACTCGATCGTCGACGAATACGAGTCGCAGGGCTACGTGTTGACTACCCGGCAGCTGTATTACCAGCTCGTCGCGCGGGACATCATCCCGAACAACCTGCAGGAATACAAGCGCGCGGCGGCGATCATCAACGATGGCAAGCTGGCCGGACTGATCGATTGGGACATGCTGGAAGATCGCACGCGGTCATTTATCCGTCGCGGCCGGTGGACGTCGCCAACGTCGATCATCGACGCGTGCGCCGAGCAGTACCACCAAGACATGTGGGTCGGCCAATCGCGCCGCGTGTTCGTGATCGTCGAGAAAGAGGCGCTGGTCGGCGTGCTGGAACGCGTCTGCCATCGGTACGACACGCCACTGCTTGCTGCACGCGGCTACCCCTCGTCGACCGTGCTGCGCGAGTTTGCGATCAACGACATCCTGCCGGCGATGCGCGAAGGCCAAAGCGGTCTAGTCCTGCATTTGGGCGACCACGACCCGAGCGGCATCGACATGACGCGCGACTTGCTCGAACGCCTGCGGATGTTCGGCGGCCACACGTTCGACCTGAAGCGCATCGCGCTCAACATCCAGCAAGTCGAGGAACTACAACCGCCCGAAAACCCCCGCGAAGTCCACCGACTCCCGATTCAGCGCCTACCTGCGCGAATACGGCGAGTCGAGCTGGGAACTGGACGCGTTGCCGCCGCAGTACCTCGACGAGCTGGTCTCGTCCCACATTGACGCAGTAATCGACAGCGGCGCATGGAACGCCAACCAGCAAATCATCCGCGACGCCCGCCAGCAAATTCAGCGAGCCTCATGGTACGTCGCCGCAGGCTGCCCCAACTACGAAGATCCGGATCAAGGAAAGTGACCATGACCAACAATACAATGAGCCGCGCTGATGTGCTGACGGATCAGCAGATCATGCGCGTAATGGACGACGCCGACAAAGCGATACGCAAGCTCGGTCCGTTCGAAACGCCACTCGACCGTGACTTCGCATACGTGCGCGCACTCCTCGCCGCATCCCCTGTCGACCAGCCCGCAGCAGTGCCGCTGGATATGCTCGATTCGTATGCGCCGCCGCTGACGGTCGATCAGCGGACCGCGATCGAATTCGCGCTCGGCGCGTGCGCGGGCCACCTTGCGGGCGAGCCGCACGTCGCGGCACTCGAATCGCTTCTCGTCGCCCATCCGGGTCACCCGCAGTCTGGGCCGACTACTGCGGCTCGCGATGTGCTCGCGGAGCGCCACCGTCAGATCGAGCAGGAAGGCCGGACGCCGAGCAACGACGACCAGTACAACGACGGCGAACTTTCAGACGCCGCAGCTGCATATGCGCTGGCCGCTTCCGGCTGGGACCTCGATACGGCCGCATACTACTGGCCCAACTCGTGGGCCGGGCGCTGGTTCAAGCCGACTACAGCTCGCCGGAATCTGGTGAAAGCAGGCGCGCTGATCCTCGCCGCGATCGAACGCATCGACCGGGATCCGGGCGACGAATCCCACCATGACCACCTGAACGGGGGATCGCTGTGAGCCTGTTGACCCGCGCATACATCCTTGAGAAATTCGGCCCGCGCATGACGATGGCGCAGCTCGCGCAGTTGCTCTTGATGTCTGAAGGAACGATCCGAAATCAGATCAGCGCCGAGACGTTTCCGATCGCGACGTATAAGGAGGGGGGAGCACGATTCGCGGCGTACGATGCGGTCGCCGACTACTTAGACGAAATGTCTGCGGCCGCGCGAGCAAAGGCCGCGTAAGTGTGGCCTTTGCTCACGTCAATCACGCATGAAACAGATCGCCTTGTAGTTGCTTCAACCGGTCGATTTTCTCAAACAGGCGGATCTTTGCATCCGCCTTTTTTACGGCCGTATCGGACATCAACGCGACCAGCTCCTCCAACTCCTTCGCATCGCGAACATTCTTGAATGCCTTGAGCTTGTTCACGTACACCACGGACTTGCGTTGCAGGAGCAGCAACTCAATCACATTGCTCAACGTCCCGGTGCTTTGCGAATCCCAAATCATCAGGCCGAAATCTGCGTCCTTAGCCATTTGAAGATCCTTGGCCGTGTAGAACGCGCGAGAGCCAGGTGCATATGACGTGTCGACGCTACGGACGGGCCAGCTCCCAACATTGTTTCGAGGCATCGGGCCGCTACAGTACACAACCGCGTGTGTCACCGCATGCTCCCAGAGGTACTGCTGGATGGAGGTGTCCGCTCCATCCGCGTCCCCAACAAGCACATCACACTCTTTCGCGATGATGTTGTCGATCCGCGCCTTGACCTTCGCGTCGAGGTGCTTGATTTTGATCGACCCCGCTATGAAAACCTTGTGCATCGCTATACCTTGCTCGTGAGCGCCGCGACGTAGATGCCGGAGACCTTCGGATATGACCGAAGGACTGCACAGGCCGCATGCAACGTTGCGCCGCTGTCATAGAGATCGTCCAAAAGCAGGACGTTATGGCTCCCCTCACCCGCGATCTGATCATGGTACGAAAAAGCACCTCTGAGCGCTTCGTCCTTGGCCGCTCTGGTCGGCAGATCCTTCAACTTCTGACCACCAGCCTGCTTGAAGAGCAACTGGTGAAAGACCGGCCTCTTGATCAGTCGCCCCAACGCATCAGCAACTTCGGATACTGGCTGTCTCGTCCGCGCCGTCGACGCCGCCATCGGCACAATCAATCCGATGTGCGGAAATCGCGGCACGATGTTACTAGCGACAGCCTGAGCCAAACCCTCAACTTGGCCCCAACCGGCCCGGTACTTCAACTTGAACAGCGCTTCTCCGGCTTCTGTTCGTGTGTTGTTGAAACGCGGGCGACCGTTCTCGTCGTCGCCGAGGTATTCGCTCGATTGCATATGCTTATCGAGCGCAAACCCCAAATTCCAATTCCCTCTGATCTCTCTCAAATTTACCTGCATGTTATGGCCCCGTTTTGCGTTGTCTGACTGCTCGTTGGCAGTTACAGAATAACGCGTCGGGGAGCGACCCGCATCGGGTTTTTCTACGCGGACTTAGAGAACTTGAGCTGCCCCTTCTCTGCGACCTGCGCCGGATTCAGGTTTGTATAACGCTTCAGATTGCGCCAATCCTTGTGGCCAGTCACGGCGGCCACTTCCGGGATGTCCCATCCGTCCTCGAACAATGCACTGGTCGCTTCATGTCGAAGATCGTGAAGCCGCAGGTCGATGATCCCCTTGTCTACGCATGCCAGCTTGAAGTATTTGCTGGCTGTACTCTTGTCGAATCGAAAGATGAACTCGTTCGGATGCGGCGCGATCGTCGCGTCCGCCTTCCGTTTCGCTTCGTACTCGGGCGGCACCGGATATCGCGACTGCCGCAGCAACACTTCGAGCGAATCGCCGATCAATGGCACCCACTCGTCGTTGCCCTTCTTCTGGCGCGGATGTTTCCGATCGCGCACGAGCGCAAGCCGGCGCTCGACATCGAGATCTGACCATGTAAGCCGGAATAGCTCGCCCCGGCGAAACGCGCTTTTCATCGCGACGCGGATCACGTCCGGCACCGCCTGCTCGCGTTCCGGATGCTCAGCAAACCACTCGAAAATCTTCACGATCTCTTCACGCGTCGGCCGGCGGTCGCGGTGCTTCCCCGGACCGATGAGCTGCAGGTGATCGAGCGTCGGACGTGCGATGCTCGGCGCGTGTGGCAGCCTCAGATCGAGAAGCGATGCCATGTGCTTATAGACAGTCCCGAGCTTGGAAATGTCCATGTCGATCGTGTACTGCCCCGCCCCCTCTTTCTTACGCTCCTGTGCGAACTTGACCAGCCGCTTGGTCGACAGCTTCGCCGCTACCTCATCATCAAAGTGACTTTCCAGCCGCTTGAGCATGTAGTCTTCATTCGACTTTTCAGTCACTGGCCGACCGGAATCATTCCGCGCGTTTCGATACAGGCGCACCAACTCCCCGACCGTGATCGTCTGCTCGTCGACGGCACCCTGCCCCTTGTCGATACCGCCCTCGATCTCACGCGCCCAAGCTTCGGCTGCGCCCTTCGTTCGAAACGTCTTTGATATACTCTGTCCCCGCCGGCGGATTTGAGCCCGCCAGCGGTCGCCGATCTTGAGGATCGAAGCCATGTAATACCCCGCTTGTGGACTGTAGCAATGCGTCAT